ATTGGGCCTTCTTTTAGGCTCATTCCACTCGCACACACAAGGTGCACGGGAGCCGTCTTTCTTAAAGTACGGCTTGTGGCTGCAAACTGTTTTCTTGACGTCTTGAACACGTTTACCTTTGTCGTTGACCTTGGGAACGAGTTTCGCAGCCTTAGCGACCTCACGCATTGCTTCGGCAATATAGTCTGGGCTCTGGCTCTCGCCGAGTGCGTCGTCAGACTCGCCTACGATGAAGTCGTCAAATGAGTTCACGCAGACAGGTTCAGCCATGCGCAGTTGCAGAAGCTCAAGGCCAGTCGGATCATGGCTCGCAGAGCTCTCTTCAGCCTCCTCTTTCTCCTTGGGGGGAAGCTGGAAAAGATCGTCGCCCACAACGCAATTCTGCTTGACCTCCAATGGCTCCTGCTTCACAGGCACGCACAAAGGTGGGGCCAATAACATCTTTGGGTTGTGAGTGTGTATAGTTTCAGAGACCCATCCCCGAAACCTATCAAAGTCAAAGTCTGGTATGAACTTGAGAAACATATCGTTCATCCAGCCTGCGTCCTCATTGGGCCAATTCGCCTCAATTGAGTGCTTTCCATCCCAGGGCATGAGCTCCCCTTCAACCCTCTCACCGAGTAGGGCATGCGCGTTTCTCACGATCTCCCCAAGAACTGGTGAGTTCCTATCCATGCGGTAATAGCCAGATGCTCGCTCAGCGAACCTCTCGAGGGCTTCGTCAGAGAACGGCTTGTATCTGGCGGGACCAACCCACAACTTGGCAAGTGCTCTAGCAGGGTTGCACATTGAGTTGATGTCCCCTTCCCACACGTCAGGACCAAAGAACCTGTTCAAAAAGTTGACGCCAGGTTCGCCGCGTGCATAGACTTCGACCTCATAGTCTTGTCCAAACACAGCAGCTGATTTGACGACGAAATCCGGATCCACATCCGGCGTCAAACTGTCATCGCCACCATAGAGACCTAACTTTGCCCAGGCCTCCTCTGGTGTAAGGTTCCTCCCATTGACTGTTGTTTGCCGAAGAGCGCAGTAATCACTGCACGCTGTGTCAATGGAGTTAAAGTCTGCGGTCTCTCCGGACCCTGACCCCCTGGAGTGGCCTGAATTGTACTTCCTCCCATGCTCCGTCCTCCCAGGCTCAGCAATCTGCTCGTCCATAGATTCATTCAGATCACTGTGGTAACCGGGGTGGAAATACCTCATCATGGCCATTCGCTCCAGAGTGCGGCCGTGCAAGTTCACGTGGCCGTCAAACCTG